GATTTTGATCTACAATTTTTTTTAAATAATCCGCCGTCGTTTTATCCTTTCCAGCTGCATACAAATAAAGTTGTTTCCCAGTATATTCTTTCATAAGTTGTCCTAAAAGTATATTTATTTTACCGTCCCACTCCGTCCAATTATCGTCAATTGGTGATTCCGGTAAAACAATTAAACGTAACTTACTTAGTAGTTCTGGTGCAGTTTCCAGCACAGATCCAATAATATGACGCATTCTTTCTTCAACTGTATACGGATTTTTTATATTTATCCCGTCTTGTCCTACTCCAACAATAAAGATGTCTTCTTGTCTAAGTCCTATCAAAACAGATTGTAAATGTGCTTTATGAAATGGTTGAAATCTACCCATTAAAATTCCTATTCCATTTGTTCCCCCTATCAATCTTTTTCTTGTTCTCCTAGCTTGTTTTTTATACTTTTTACTTAACATTTATATTATATGAATAAAATTGTTTGCCTAAACAAGTATGAAATTATATTATAGTGAGTTTTACTTTTTTAGTACGCACATAGTATGCAATAACCGGTTTTGAAAATAAAAGAAAAAATAGCCAAGAAGAAGCGCAATTACATTAACCCAGAATATAGCGCCTGTTTTTTTAGTTAATCCGTAATATATTGCAACTACTAATAATAAAATAATGTAAACAAACCAAAATATAGAAAGCGCGTAAAACCAAATGCAGTAGTCCTCTTTAAGAGGTCCGAATAAATATTCCATGGTATCAGCCATTTTATAGATTATGATAAGAAAATAATAATTATTCTAAATTAATAATTATTGGACAATAATCATACAATTAATTATTAAATATTGTATTGCATAATTATATAAATCTAACCGATATAAATATTATATTACTTTTGAAATATATGGAAATTACTAATATATTAACGGAAGCTATTAATAATCAAACGCCAATATCTTTCAGCAAATACGGAGACGGAGAATTTTTTTGTGCCAATTCGTGTGATGGTGTAAATTGCGATATGGATCCATATACGTTTAAAAAGAAGAAGGGATTAATTGAATCATTTCAATACATGGTAAACGAAGTACCGAATTCTTATATGGGTATTTGGAATTATGAGAAAACACAATCAGATTTTTGGGAAGGATTAACAACAAAAAAAATAAAATGGGCAAAGTATCATACAATTATTATGGATAATGATAATGTAGACAATAAGGTTTCTTTGTACAAATCTATTAAATATTCTACTATGAAAAAAATATATATTTGCAATCCATTAATGATAAAAGCTAAATTACTATTAAATATAGATTATATGGTTCATGTACCTTTCAATAATTGGTTTGATTCATATTTTGACGAACTGATGAACGTATTAAAAAAAATTATTCGCAAAGATGAAAAATACATTATTATAACTAGCGCAGGCATGGGAGCAAAAATATTAATTTGCGAATTATCAAAATTGTTTCCTAACAACATCTATTTAGATTTTGGCTCAGCAATAGATAAAATTTGTACAAAAAAAACCAGTAGAGGATGGGAACCTAGTTATGAAGTACTTATGTCACTACTAAAAGATTTAATTTCGCAAAAAGATTGGAATGATCCAAAATACGATATTGTATACGAAGAAGCCAAGAAAAAAATGGGTATTCATTTGGGGGAAACCATTGAGGCGAACAAGAGTAAGATCGTTAAACCATTATTTAATGAAGATTGGTATTCGCAACATCAAATAGATAATTTAACCAGTTTACTTAAAAGTGTAAGTAGTTTACACGGAAATATTATTGAAATAGGTTGTTGGGAAGGAAAATCAACAATTAATTTAGCAAATAATTGTTATCCCGAGATATTAATTTGTAATGATACATGGTTAGGTAATGTTAATGAAAGTATTATTACTGGGGTGGAACATATCACTTTAAAAATTCTTAAGGAAAGAGATGTTTATAGTATATTTATTGATAACATGAATTCTCAAACTCAAAAAAATTATAAGATTGTAAAGGAGGATTGCATTGCATGGTTAACAAATTATGATGGATTTATAAAGTTTATACATATTGATGCATCTCATGAGTACGAAAGTGTATTAAAAACAATAGAGTTGGTTTTACCAAAAATGGTAAGAGGTGGAATAATTTGTGGTGATGATTATTTAACGTCTAATATAAATAGACATGATTTACATGGAGGAGTTGAACGGGCAGTAAAAGAATTGTTGCCTAATTTTAAAAACATAAACAACTTATGGTATTGGTTTAAAGAATGAATAATACAGATATGCTTTGAAAAAAATAGAATCTATTATTCTTTTTTTTCTCATTTTAAATACTGTTAATTTGTCTATATTTAAGCGTCTACAAATTATTCATCGTTAAATAGTTTCAATATTTTTTTCTGCCATTCCTCGTCAAACGAATCAATATTTTGGTTTAGAATGTTACCTAATGGTTTCCAAAGCGTCGCGTCTTTTCTAAGCTCAGGTGCTTGATTCCACAAACTATCTTTAAATTTAAGCAATTGAATCATCAATGTTGCTTCAGATTCAGGAACGATATCTATTATTTTTTGGCAAATATCTAATACATCACGTGGTTCACGAGTAGGTTGACTATTAATAGGATTTTCTTGAGCAAATATGTCTGGCGAATAATAAGATGTGTATGATGGTTCTTCGGATTGTTTTTTTCTAATTTCGGCCAGAATTAATGTAGCATTTAATGCGGCACAGTTTGCTGCGGAAGACATTTTGAAGTAAATGTGTTGTTTAACATAATATTATACACATAAATTCAGAATCAATTTTTTGTAAAAGCACATAAAATATATATTCTATTTTATATACAAATCTATCATGGATAATTCAACCACATGGAAAATAATAAACACGTATTTTGAAGACAATCCACAAAGTTTAGTAAGACACCACATAGATTCTTATAATGACTTTTTTAAAAACGGTATATTTCGAATATTCAAAGAAAAGAATCCTTTACGAATAAATACAAGATACGATGACGAACTAAATGACTATCGTTCACAGTGCATAATGTACTTTGGTGGCAAAAATGGTGATAAGATTTATTTTGGAAAACCTATTATTTATGACGACAATGATGCTCATTATATGTTTCCGAACGAAGCTAGATTGAGAAACATGACATATGGAATGACAGTTCATTATGATGTAGAGGTTGAATTTATTACAATATTAGGAAAAGATGAACAACCTAATGTTCCAGGGTTGGATGAAATGTTGGGTGGATACCAAGGTGAAGAGAAATTTAAACATGTTAAGAAGGAAGCCAAAGACCCAGAACCAGTAGATGGACAACAAACTGTTTCTGAAAGTGTAGATAAAAAAATCAAGGATGATGAAGAAGGTAAAATTTTAGGTGGAGCAAAACCGCCAGTTCGGAGGAAAAAAAATAAATTAGATGATGAGCTAACAGCAGCCGAAACAGCTTTATTTAGAGAAGCATTAGAAAAATCAATGATAGCACCTAATGTTCAAAAGGAAACCATAGTTTTAGAGAAGATCTTCTTAGGCAAATTTCCTATTATGTTGCAGTCAAATTATTGTGTATTAGGTGGTCTCCCTAGAGAAGTTCGTTATTCAATGGGTGAGTGTTTAAATGACGTAGGTGGATATTTTGTTATAGATGGCAAAGAAAAAACAGTAATTTCCCAAGAGAAGTTTGGATATAATATGTTAAACGTAAAAGAAATGAACGACGATACCCATTTGTATTCAGCAGAAATATTATCCGTCTCTGAAAATGTGTCAAAACCTATACGTACATTAGCAGTAAGAATTAAAGCACCTTCTCCATCATATACAAATAAGAATATAGTTGTTAGTATACCAAACGTGCGCGAACCTATTCCGATTTTTATTCTATTTCGCGCGCTAGGTATAATATCAGATAAACAAATTATTACGATGTGTTTACTAGATATTGATAAATATGAATCCATGGTTGATTTATTTGCACCATCTGTCCATGATGCAGGCGGTATTTTAACCCAACGAACCGCTCTTCAATATATAGCAAATTTACAAAAACATAAGACAATACCGCATACATTAGAGATATTAGCCGATTATTTCTTACCACACATTGGCGAGATGAATTTCACACAAAAAGCGTATTACTTAGGATACATGGTTTTCCGCCTACTTTCTGTATATTCTGGAATAGAGCCACCGACTGATCGTGATAATTTCAAATATAAACGCATCGAGTTAGTAGGATCTCTTTTAAATGATCTTTTTCGTGAATATTATAAGATTCAACAAAGGCAAATACATTTGGGATTTGAGCAGAAAATAACATATGGTCGCGGTCTATACGAGAATAATTTAAAAGGATTAATTAAGGATAATTATAGAGAAGTATTTCGAGAACGCTCTTTGGAGGCAGGTTTTAAAAAGGCATTTAAGGGCAATTGGGGAGCTAGCGCGCATACAAAACGCATCGGAGTTGTCCAGGACCTCAATCGTTTATCACATAACTCTATGATGAGTCATTTACGCAAAACAAATTTACCATTAGATGCTAGTGCAAAAGTAGTTGGACCACGTGTTCTCCATCCAACACAATGGGGGTTTTTCGATCCAATAGATACACCAGACGGAGCTAATATTGGAATACATAAACATATGTCTATATCAGCATATATTAGTCAAGGATACTCGAGAGAACCACTTTTAAAATGGTTGCGTGAAAAAGTGGATATGCGATTAATAGAAGATTGTTCGCCGCTTTTATTATCTAGAATGACGAAAGTTTTTGTCAATGGATTCTGGGCGGGAGCAATAGATAAACCATTAGAAACAGTAGAAAAAATAAAGTTATTCCGAAGAAATGGGCTAATACCTACTTATACGAGTGTTTCATTCGATATAAAACAGAATACTATTTTTATTTATACGGACGCGGGAAGAATATGCCGCCCTATTTTTTATAAAGACGCTGAATCAGAAACTTTCTCTTATGAATCTGAAAAAATACAGAAGAAATTAGAAAGCGGAAACTTAAAATGGAATGAACTGATAACAGGATTTAATCGTAAGAAAGATGCTAAATTTAACGTAAATATGGAAAGCTTGTATGAATTACATGAGGTCTATGAAGGTATTGACTCTGAATCAAACCCTGCTAAATTGAAACGCTTCTTAGAAGAAAAGGCCATTATAGATTACATAGACACTAATGAATCTGAAACTGCTCTTATAGCATTAAACGCAGAGGATCTAGAAAAAAATAAGAATAAAAAATTTACACATATGGAGATTCATGAATCTCTTATTTTTGGTATGATGGCGAATATGATCAATTTCCCTGAAAACAACCCAGCATCTCGTAATTCTTTCTCATGCGGTCAAAGTAAACAGGCGGTTTCTATGTACCACACCAATTACCAAGTTCGTATGGATAAAACTGCAGTTGTATTAAACTATGGGCAAAATCCTCTCGTAAAATCGCGCTACTTAGAACATATTA